CGTCCACCCCGGCATGGCGGCGGACCTCCTCGAACACGACCTGGTCGATGGCCTCGGCGCACTGCTTGACCTCGGTGAGCCAGCGCTTGAAGCGCAGGAAGCGCATGCCGCCGCCCTCGAAACGCTGCGGGCGGAAGCTCTGGCTGCCGCTGGAAACGGCGCCGTCACGGGTGACTAACGCCCACCCGGTCTGGGTGCCGAGGTCCAGCGCCAGGGTGGCGAGCGTTGCTGCGGCAAGGGCCGCGGGGGGCGGCGGCGAATCGGTAGCCTGCATGGTTTCAGTCCTTGTTGGGTCTGGACTGACGCAGCCGACGTTGGCGACGGTTATCTCCTTACACGTGTGTACGCACACGCGTGTGACGGGTAAATCCCCGGCTATGTCGGCTGCGTCAGTGGAACGTCGGTTCACGGGTGTCTCGGCTTGCTCAGTTGTCGGCGTAGGGGGCGTAGGCGGGCTTGGGCGGCTCCTTGAGGCCGATGCCCTGGAAGCCCCGCACGCCGGCTGAGTTGCGCCACTTCTCGATACCACGGGACAGCAGCAGGTCGGAGAAGCGCCGCTGTGCGCCGACGAATTCACCAGCGCCTTCGGCCCACTGCTTCCAGTCACCAAACAGTTCGGAGGTCAGAGCCTTGGCGTTGGCCACGCGCACGCAGCGCTCGTCCAGCCAGCGGCCCAGAGCGTCCTCGGATTCGAAGTACTCGTCGGTGGCGTCCATCACGCTCTGCGGCTGCCGCAGGCCTTCGCGCTGCCAGGCCAAGCACCCCTGAATGCCCCACTCGAAGATGGCGTGACGCTCGGTCAGCAACTTCGCCGGCAGCTGCTTGTCGCGTCGCTCGGGTGGCACCGTGATCGTGAAGGGGATCAGGTGCAGGCGACGGCGCATCGCCTCGTCGATGTTGCGGATGGCCGGCTTGTGGTTGCCCGCGATCACGAGCTTGAACTGCGGCACATAGGTGAAGAAGTCCTGCCGCATGAAGCGCGCCGACACCCGGTCGCCGCCTGTGATCTCCTTGATCTTCGACTCGTTCCAGCGCCTGCCCTGCTCGGTCTCCGTGGCCGCCACGAATCGCGCGCCGCGCAAACCTGCCAGATCCGTCGGGTGCCGATCCCCACGCGTCTCCATGAAGGTGTCCATGGGCGCGTTGGCCGCGTAGTCGCCGACGATGGTGAAGAGCGTGTTCACGAACACTGACTTGCCGTTGGCACCGGTGCCGTACAGAAAGAAGAGCGCGTGCTCCTGGGTGCTTCCGGTCAGGCAGTAGCCAAAGACCCGCTGCAGGTAGGCCACCAGGGTTGCGTCGCCGCCCGTGGCCTGGTCCAGGAACTGCAGCCAGTTCGGGCAGGTGGCCCCGGGTTTGAGAGTGGCCGTGGAGATCTTGGTCATGCGGTCCACGCGCTCGTGCGCTCGCATGCGGCCGGTGCGAAGGTCCACCACGCCACAGGGCGTGTTGATGAGCCAAGCGTCTGCGTCCCATTCTTCGGTGGTGCCGGCATGCCGGCGGTCGGCCCGGGCCAGGCGCTCCACGCCGCCCACCGTGCTGGATGCGGCCAGCTTGGCGGCGGTCTTGATGCTGGCGGCCTTCAGCGACGCATGCCGACATACCTGACGGATGAGGTCAGTCGCGGCCAGCGTGTCCTCAGAGCGCCAGCGCTGGCCATCCCACATCAGCCACTTGCCCCAGGCCGCCACGTAGCGCCAGTCGCGCTGGTAGCGCCGCGTGAAGGTCAGCGCCAGCGAGTCCTCGGTCCCCCAGACGGTTTCCTCGGTCGGGTGGTGCGATTCCTCGTCAACGCCCTGGGCATCGTCCATGGGCAGCCCGATCTCGATGCGCGGGCCGGTGGCCAGGAACCCTCTGACGTCGAAGGTCTGCGCGATCGCATCGGCAGCGTCCCAGCCCTGGGGCTGGTCATCAGGCGGGTACAGGATGTGGCAACTCGCCGCGCCGGCCATCAGGACGGCGAGTGATGCCCGGTCTGCGTACTCCCAGCCGGGCTTGTCCTTGTCCGGCCAGATCAGCACGGCCTTGCCGGCAAGGGGCGACCAATCGGTCTTGTCCACGGGTGCGTTGGCGCCATGCATGGCGGTGGTGGCGCACACCCCGGCCTCGATCAAGGCCTGGGCGCATTTCTCGCCTTCCACCAGGACGACCGACTCGGCCGACAGCATCCCGGGCTGGTTGTAGAGCGGCCGCGGGTCGGGTGGCGCCATCTTGCGGCGCGTGGCATCCCAGGGTCGGAACTCCTTGCCGCCCCCGGGCGGGTCGTAGCGGTAGACGACGGCGATCAGCTTGCCGCCCGCGTCCAGGTAGTCCCACTTGGCAGTTGCCGGCCCGAGTTCGTCGACCGGCGCCTCCTTGCGGGGCTTTCGGGTCGGGCGGATCGGGGCTGTCTCGCAGCGGCCCGCAAGCTCGGCTGCGCGGTCGAGCACGGCGGGGAACTGTGTGTGCACGTCCATGCCGCAATGGCCGGCGATGAGCGCGTAGAGATCGCCGCCCGAGTTATCGGCACGGTCGGTCCACAGGCCCGCCTTCTCGCCCTCCAGCACGATCTCCAGGCTGTCGCCGGGGCTGCCGAGGATGTCGCCGATGAGGAACTTGCCACGCCGCTTATTGCCGGCCGGGAACAGCGTGACCAGGACTGAGTCCAGCCGGGACAAGAGCGCAGCCCGGATGTCCTCACGGCGCTGATCGTGGGTTTGCGACGGGATCGTGCCTTGGGGATCGTCGTCGTTGAAGTCAAGCATCGCCGCCCCCTTGGAGATCGTTCACGCGGTGCACTGGCTGCAGTTGCTCGATCCACTGCGACAACTCTGACAACTTGAAGCGCAGGAGCTTTCCGACGCGGTAGTGCGGCACACCGAGGCGCTTGCGTTCCGCGGGCCTGGTCAAGAGGTAGCGCGGCAGGTTCAGGCAGTAAGCAGCCTCGCGTGCATCCACCAGCCGTTCCGTCAGGATTTGGCGTGGCGTGGGCGTGGTCATCGTTGTCATGGCGCAGCCCTCCAGCACCGGTCCTGCCAGGCACACATCCGGCACTCGAAGTGCGAGGGGTCATGAAACGCCCGCGGCAGCAATTCACCGGCGTCGGTTGCCGAGATCACCTTGATCGCGCGGTCTGACATGCGCTGAGCCAGCGCGGCGTCGAAGGGCACGAGCTCGGTGTAGATCTCCATCGTGTCTGCGTTGATGGCCGTGAACATCGCAGGGTGCTCGTGCAGTTGCAGGTAAGCTTGGTACAGCACCACCTGCGCGTGGTAGATCGGTTTGGACGCGGCGAGCCTGTTCTTCTCAAGATCGCGCCAGGACTTTGTGTTGAGGCACTTGTTCTCCCAGAGCGCTGGGTACGCGAAGCCCTCAGGTCCACCAACTATCACGCCGTCGATGTGACCTTGCAGGCGGCCATCGACCGCAGAGAAGCCGAATTGCTCGCCGTTCGCCTTGTGCGTGCGCAGGTCGAACCCTGCTGCGCGCAGCCAAGCGACCATGCAGTCCTCCATGACGTGGCCGCGCTCGAAGACTCGCAGGATGCGGCCTTGGAAGTCACGCCCAGGATCGACCGCGGCCTTGGCAAACTCGTACTGCAGCGCGCGCTCACAGGCTGCGCCCAACCGGGACGCCCCCAGATACGCGCGAGGGGTCTGGCCCGAGCGGACGCGCTGCAACCCCAGATCGATCAGCGTCGTGAGCTGGTCACTCACGCTGGATGAAGAGTTGAAGTCGATCATCCCCTGGCCCCCTTGGTCTTGCTGCTGGGTGCCTCCCACGGCAAGTCATCAGGCATGTCGGCCAGCGGGACCGCCATCGGATCGGGCGCGGGCGCCATGCCGCGCACCGGTGGGTACTTGGTGGCCTCGTGGTGCTCCACCATGGCCTCGGTGTAGCCGGTGACGATGGCATCGATCACCTGCAGCGCCTCGGCCTCGGAGTACTCGCCCAGCGGCTTCGCAAAGCCGATCTCGGCTGCAGCCTCACCGAAGAATCGCAGGCACTTGCGCATCGCCGTACGCTCAGCGTCAGTGGGGTCAATCATGGAAACCTCCTTCAAAGGCAATCGGCCATCCAGTGCTCTCAGCCAATTGCCGTACATGGCGTGGAACGCCCGCTGACATCGCATCGAACAGAAGACCCAATCGATGGGGTAGCGGGCCGGGTCGCCCACGGCCTTGCGGTTGTCGGTGTGGCCGTACCCGCGCGCTTGGCGCTTGCAGACCCAGCACTTCATGGGTCCTCCTGAACCGCGACTTGGGCGCCAGGCGGCAGCCGACATCCAGGTCGCACGCCGTCAATGAAGCCATCGGCGCCTTGGTGAAAGGTCGTGCCGGGATACCCACAGCGGAACTGCCGAATGCGAAGGCCCTGGAACTGCGGGGTGCAGTCCGTGCAGTACTTGCTGTCGCCAGTCGGGATGCGCGCGGCGGTGGACTTCCAGGTGCGGTACTGCCTGGCGCTGGAAAAGCACACAGGCACGCCCTCGCCAGCCTCTGGAGCGTCCGGCTGCATGCGACCCCCCTCATTGGGCCCACGCCGGCTTGCCAGTGGCTGCGGCGCGGGGAGCGGCGGTGCTCGCCGCGGCGGGTGCCATCGGCGATGGCGCGGCACTGGAGGGTCGAGGCGCGGGGCCGCTGGACGCGGCGTACTCCGGATGGTCGGGCTCCACCGCGAGCTTGACCACGTTGCGAAGTTCGCCGCGCCCGTCCTTCTCCACATCGATGCGGGCGACGAACTCCAGCCCGTCAAGCTCATGGAGGCCG